CGCAGGACTGTTACGGTTTTCGCAGTGATGTCGACAGACGTGACATGCACAATCTCTCGATAGGTCGTCGCATCGCGCAGGACCATCGGAATATAGTCCGTTGCGGTCACTAATGTTGCGAGGCCAGCGACAGACATCAGGGGGAGGACAGTCTCCGAGGAAGAAATCTGGGCAGCGAGATGGAACTCGCTGAAATTCGAGAGCTGCGGCGTCTTGCTGCTGTAAACTGCCATGTCGGTCCGCCTATCAGATTGGGTTCGAGGTCATTTCGAGTCGCCCGATTGTGCTGCTCTTGAGTGTGGCAATGCGCACCTTGGCAATCTCGGACTTGAAGTTCTTGATGTGATAAAGGGCCAAGCTCGGATTAGCCCAAGGCTGTCCGACCATGCCCAGGACACTGCCCAGAGCGCCGGAGACAACGGCCTCACGGTGATGCTGAAACAGAAAGTCAGGGACCGAGTCAGCATCGTATGCAGGCTCAAGATTCAGATTCACGACCAGCGCGCCGGGAGCATCAACAGAAGGTGCGGGGAAGAGGCGCAGCGCCTTCAGGTGATTCAGAGTGAATACCGCTGGACTCCCGGCCTGTGCTTCGGCTTGCGGCCAGTCACCCGGCAAGGGAAGCAGCGGCGAACCGCTGACAGCCACGCTTTCGATCCATCCCGGAGAGGCCCCGACCGGAACATTCAACGTGTACGAGTCGACCCCCGCAACGAGATCGTTGACGGAGGTATGCTTCCAGACGCCAGAAATGTTGCAGAGATCCGTGATTGCCCGCAGCACTTCATCCTTGAGGATCGTCACCGGACACATGCGCGCAAAAGCCTGCACACGGGGGACGAATTCCCGGATGACGGCCATTACTTGCCTCCGCCCTGGGCGTAGGTCGGCTGATACGGGTTAAAGAGGAGCTTCGCCTTGGCCTCCTCGCCAATGGCGAGGTAGAATTGGCGCAGGTGCGAGTCGGCGCGAGCGCGGTCAGAGGTCGATACGGCATTCACCGAGAAGGCCCGATACAGAACATACTCGCGCAACGGCTCTATCCAGATGCTCGACAACGGCAAATCGTCTTCCAGGGAGACGATGTCCGCGATGTCCTTTGCGAACTCCATTTCGACATAAACCTCCGCCGCCGGCGGAGGCGAAACGAAGAAGAAGCCCGGGGTGTCGACGTTGTAGAGGTAGTGGTCGATCACGTCAGACTCTCCATCCGTGTGCCAAGTGGCCGAGGCTGAATCCATCGCCTCGCGGGTGGTCGGCGTAATGGGAGATCCGGGGGATTCGCCCCCGGACCCCATGTTCCGAACAAGCGAGAGGAAGCGCACGGCGCCATTCGGGATGCGCTGCTTCGTGTTCCCTGCGGCCAGCATGGTGACGGCGACCGTCGAGTTGGCATCAGGGCGCAGCAAAACAGTCTGGCGCATGGCGTCGGCGAGGAACTCCAGCAGCATCGCAGCATTCCAACGCGCCCTGGCGGTGTCGTTCAAGATCGCCGAGCAGCGGTTGAGCACGTCGGAGGCGATCATCTGCTAGGCCATCCTGATGGAGAGATTGTAACGGGGGACAGACCTGGAGCCGACGACGCTGTCATTGGAGTCGGTCTGGTAGACCTCGCTGTTGGCGATGCGCAGGACGTTGTAAACGCCGATGGGCACATACACCTCTTCATCACGCTTGATGAGATACTGGCCGCCATGGCCGTCGCCGGTGAACACGTCGCACTTGCCTTCCGGCGTGCCATCGCTGGCGATGGTGAGATAGACACGCTCGGGATCAATCGCTTTCACCGCAGCCACCTTCACAGGCGGAGCGGTTCCAGCGGCAGGATCGAGGGCAGCGGCGGCAGCGGCGACCGGCTTGGCCCTGGGCTTGGCCTTGGGTTTGGCCTTGGGCGTCGGTTTGACGGTGGCCGCCAAGCTGGCGGCGGAGTTGGTTTGCGAGGTGGCGTCGACGGGCGCGCTCTGCGGGTCGTTGCTCTTCTGGGTATCTTCCACGGCATTCTCCATGCTTTTTCGGGTAGGCCCGCCCAAAAAAAGGGGGGCCTACCCAGTTGTTGAATTAGAGGGCGGCGGCTGCGACTTCGCAGCGGATCATCCAGGCGTCGTTGAGAATCACAGCGGCGTGCCAGGTCTTCCAACCGACGGTGCCGCGCTGGCCCATCGGGTCGCCGCCGCGAGGCTGGTTGGGGTTGAGCACCATCGGGACGACGCTCTCCTTGCCCTTCAGCGGCACGCAGGCAGCGGCATCGCGGCCCAGAATGATGATGGGGTAGACGTCGGCCTTGACGCCGGTCGTGGAGATCATGGTGCCTTTTTCGCCGCCGCCATCAGCCCAGGGGCCGAACACGGTCGTGGCGAGGTAGCGCACGTCTTCCACCTTGCCGATCTCGCCGGGGAGCGCGGCCATGTGGTCGCCATACTTCTCCACGGGTACGTACCCGGCCAGGCCCCGGATGGTGGTTTCCATGTCCACATGGCAAAGGCCGATGTAGGCGGGAGCGAGAGGCTCGGTCGCATACTTCGGGCTGGCGGAGACGATGGAGGTGATGCGGTTGGCGTTCTGCCTCTTGAGCAGGTTGGTCGCCTTGCGCTGCATCCCCAGGGTGAACGCGGTGTTGATGTCGGTTCGGGCGGAGCCGTTGGCGAACAGCACATTGGTGCCGGCCTTGATGACACCGAAACGCAGTGTTTCGATGGTGTTGGCCGCCTGCTCGCCGCACAGGCCCATGGTTTCCTTCAGGATGGGATCTTCGTGAGTGTCCTCGATGACGTCGGACAGTTCGACGAAGTCGCCGTACTGCTGGGTCGTGACGGTGACGTCGGTCTTGGAGAGCTTCTGACCAGCCGGGGTCACGCCCTCGGTGAGAGGGGTGGTCGCCAAAGCCAGGGCGGAGTAACGCCGGAAAGTCATGCTCTTGGTCGCGTTGGCCGGCAGAGGCTTGGTCTGCAGGAACCGCTCGATGATAAGGAGCGGGTTTGCGCGCTTCAACAGATCCTTAGCCGCGTGAGCAGCAGTGCGAGGCGAGATGTCGCCGTATGCGGTGCCAGTGTAAGCCATGATCTTGCTCCTTGCGGACTAGTCTTCGCGCCACGCAGCGTCGAAGTCGTCCTTGTCGGGTGTGGTTTTGGGCAGCACGGCAGCGCCTCGAACAGGCACGGCAAGAGCGGACTCCGCCGCTCTCTTGGTGCGTTGGTCGACCTTGCTGACCGGCTGGGTATCTTCCTGGGGTGCCAAGGCGGTCGCAGGCGCGGCGGCCTTGAACTTCTTGAACTCGCCGATGACGAACGAAACCTGGTCCGTGGTGCCCTCCTGCATGACCCTGGCGGCGTAGGAGCCCTGGTCGTAGGGAAGGGTCTTCACCCAATCCATCATCTCGGCTTGCAGACGACCCTTCGCCGCAATTGCCTCGTCGGTCGCACCGACGAGCGCATCGGCATACTCGGGATGATCTGCGGCCAGTCGCTTGTAGTGGCTGACCACGACATCAACCTTCGCGGCCTGCGCGCGCTCGGACTCGGCGGCAACCATGCGCCGCTTCTCAACGATCAACTCGGCGGCGGTGGCCGTGTGGTCGCCGCCATACTCGGCCAGGATGCGGCGCATTCTCGCGCCTTCCTTCGAGTCCTCAATGATGAGCTGGGCAAGCTCCGGGTTCTCCTTGGCGAACTCGTTGACCAGTATTCGGGTTTCCTCGTCAACGCTGCTAGCCGAAATAGGCTTGCCGTAGGCCACACCAGAGGCGGGAGAGGCCGGAGCAGCCTCCTGCCGGTGCTCTGGCTTGGCGGTATCGCGGGACTCCAGAGCCTTGAGGCGGGCCTCAAGATCTGCGGTTTTGCGCCGTTCCGCCTCCAGGCGGCCCTGCATGGACCGCTCGTTGTCGATACGGCGCTGCTCGTCCGGGCTTACGGACGGAGCTTCGACAGCGGGTGCCGGGGCCTCGGCCGCAGGTGTTTCCTCCGCAGGCTCGGCAGCAAGTTCTGCGGCAGGAACCGCTTCAGGAGCGGCGGCTGCGGCAGGAACCTCTGCGGGCGTGACAACAGGGATATCCTGGGGCTCTTCGGCTTCCCAACCGGCGGCAAACGAATCTTCGCCTGCCGCTTCCACTGCGTCTTTCTTGTCTTCTTCGACGGACATTTGTTCCTCCGGGTGTACTCTGTAGCGGGGGCCGCCTCGCGGGCCGCGTGAGCTGCAGGGCCGATGGCTTGTGCGTTACTTGGTGCTGTCGTCCCAGGCGGAGTCGAACTCCGCAGCGGCTGTGGACTTCGGATCGACGCCGACATCCTCCATTTGGATCTCGACGGATTGCGACTTGCTGCTCTCGTACTCGCTGGACGAAAGGCTCGTGACCTTGCCGACTCCAGCGACCTTAATTTCCTGGCCGACGCTGAAGTCGGAGACGGACAGGCCCAGCCTGTCCAGAATGTCACCGGATATCGTAATGCGAGTGCCGTACTCGAACTGTTTGCCTTCGGGCTTTTCGCAGGCAGAAATAGTGGCCGTGCTGGCTCCGGCCTTCTCCGCCTTGATCTCTGTGCTGACAAGCTTCATAACTTCCCCGATCCTACAAGTAAGAATTTCCCGACTCTTCCCCTGTGTCCGACTGGGCCGGGGCAATGAGTCGCTTGAGCGCACGGTACGCAGCGATGCGGCCCTGAAGGTTTTCAATCTCTGCCAGTTTCGCCGTCGCCATCTTCCCGAGGATAGTCTCCTCGGCCTTGTCCAACAGCGCCGACAGAAGGCTGCACACGGTCGAGTTGGCCGCTTGCTTGAAGTCCTTCAGCTCCTGTGCGTTTCTCATCTACATGGCTCCTGGAGACGGCTGTAAGCCTTGCGGCTGTGGCTGCAGGAGTGTTGACGCCGTCGACCCGTCCTGCGGCTGGATGGTAGGGGCCGCGGGCTCCTGCTCGCCAGAAGGCAACGCCCCAGACGGCTGCTGCTGCTCGGGCTGTCCAAATATCTGCGCGGCAAACTGCTGGAGGACGACCTGCGGCGAAATGCCGTTCTGTTTGGCCTGGTCGATGATGGCGGCAAGGGTCGCGGTCTTCTCATCCAGGAGCATCTGCGCCTCTTTGGCCTTCACGACTTCCGGCTCCAGGCGCACGCCTTCCGGCAGGCTCATGAAGTGGAGCACATGCTTAAGCACGAAGTCCCAGTCCACCTTTATCTGCATGGTCGGTGCGGCCAGGATGGACATGACCTGCAGCATGTGCTGGCCCTGCAGCTCCTGCGCGATGAGCGCCGTGCTCCCGCGCGCCACGAT